AACTAATCCTTCAGAACCCAACTAACAGTGAACTGTTGTCGATCGCTTTACAATTTTTCGGCATTATCACTGGAGGTGCAGTTGCTACGATTGTTGTAGTGTTCTTATTGCACCGGATGGTTAGAAAGTGGGGGCGTCGGGCCTCCAGCTTTCTATGTGAATGGTTATCGCACCGGCCCCAAATAGGGAGCCGGCTTATCCGCGATGCCTTTTCTACAATCCCATTGGACTCTGTACAAAAACAGAAGGGCCATACACACCCTGCCGCAGCAGGTTTAAGATCCTCAGCCAGCCATACGATGATGCTTATGTGCCAATATATTGGTTCATCCCAATACATGGTGCAAATGTCTTCATCAGACCAAAAGCATGGCCTTAGAGGAAGTAGACAATGGTACTGGTCAAAAGATACGAACGTCCAAACACGACAAGACATCCTCAGGGATGATGACGTAATGGGCCTCGTTGACGTTGATTATTACATGGATATGCCCAAGTTCCTCCTTGAGCATTCCCAGCCTTGTCTGCTGTATACTGTGGTCCCTGAAAAGGCCACAGATACGGTAGACGATACTTCTTTCCATTTTACGGAGGAAGGAAAACTGGATTCCAAAGTCAGTGGTGGTGGGCATTATTCCCATCACCTCTGGAACTACGGAAGAGATTCCATGTGCGTTACAAGCAAGATTCTCGGACTCATTCCGTGGCGTGTTAAAACATACGCAATTGAGCGCAGGCAAGTGGGCCCTCATCGTCAGCTAATTTTATTAGCACCTTTACATGACTTTAGGGGTATTATTGCCATAGTAGCTAGTTTCCTTTTGGAAGGCGCGAAACTACAACGCTTCAATCCTATCGCCACATCCAAGAATGGTGAAAAATTTGTCAGGTTCGAGGTTGTTAGCCATGAAGGTGTCTTCATGACTACAGCTATTCCCGGCCAGGCATTATCAGCCACCGTGCCAGCAGCAGACGACAATGCAATAGCTCTGCAAGCACAACTGAACACCAACGCTTTAATGTTAAATTCAACTGCCTCATGGCTTGATGGAAATCGCCATGCAGCAGCTGTCTTAACCAGCTACCATCGGAGCAATATTGCCCATAAAGCCCCCACAGTCTTTCCCGTTAAAGATGGGGTGAGGGCCTATAATTTCGCCGTGGATATCCACGAAGACGAGTATAGGCCCAAGATAGAAGCTTTTATGTCGCCAATAATTCACGGCGCGTTCGCCCCTATTATGAACCAAGCTGCTGAGGAGCAGATGGTTAAGGGCCGAATCGACGCGAATCGAAGCAAAGAACCACCGACCAACAGGTTTGTCGACCGCTGCATGGATGAGTTTGTGGAACTCATCCTTCAAGGAACTGTTCTTGAACCATTATCATACGAACTTGTTTATGAAAAACAGAACTCAACTTCTCAACGACTGTCCATAGCCAAGGCTGAGATGACCGGACCGAGACGCAATCGCGTTTTGAAATGTTTCATCAAAGCTGAGGCTTACCAAGGACCCAAAGATCCCCGGAATATATCAACTTACAACGACGCCGACAAGCTCGACATGGCCACATTCGCCCTCGCGCTGTCAGAGCACCTTAAACAATTTGATTGGTATGCTCCCGGGAAAACCCCATTGGAAATCGCCCAGAGAATGGCTGACATATGTGTCAGTGCCCAAGGATTCATGAATATCTCAGACTTTGTCAAAATGGATAGCTCAATCACTTACAGGATCCGGAATTTAGACCGGACTCTCTGTATGAGAGCATTCAAACACCATCGCAACAAGCTGAACGAATTACTCAAGACCAACGTTGATAACTTATGTGTCCTACCCCACGGGACAAAGTTTGAACAGGAATCAATCCACGGATCTGGCTGTTCCGCCACATCCGCCTTCCAAACAACACGAGCAACCTTCACTTCATATGTCGCTTATCGTCACACCACTTTCCCAGGCCGAACCACCTGCTATTCACCAGAAGAAGCCTTTGGAAAAATCGGAATTCACTTGGGTGACGATGGAGCTGATCCAGATCTACCCATCAACAGTCATAAGTGGGCCGCCAAACACCTCGGCCTACGACTAGAAGCCGTAATCATCCACCGTGGCCACCGTGGGGTTAATTTCCTATCAAGATATTATAACCCCGATGTGTGGAACGGTTCCCGTGATTCTATGTGTGATGTACTTCGCGCTATTAGCAAGTTCCACACATGCGTCCGCTTGCCGCCCGGAATAACTCCCGAACGCAAGTTGGCCGAGAAGGCCCTAGCTTACCACATGACAGATAGCAACACCCCTATCATGGGAGCACTTTGCAACAAAGTTTTACAACTTTGTCCAAATGCTTCGATGGAACTGGGAATTGCCTCCTATTGGGCCAGACATCCTACTGAACAACAGTATCCCAACCTTTACGAAGATTGGATGCTTTATGAAATCGAACTATCCATCCCAGGTTTTGATTTTGCCACGTTCAATGATTGGATAAGAAATGGAAGAACAATGAAAGACATGCTCAACGCCCCATTGTGCGCTGAGATAGAAACCCCCATTACAAAAGTTCCGGTCGTTATTGACGACGAACTTTTGCAACCTAAAGTGTTGTCCCCCCCCTCCACTTCACATCAAAAACCGAGCGTAGGTTTAAAGAAGCCCCGAGACAGGAACAAAACAAAACACAATACTGAGCATACACCGTTACTCAGACACACAGGCACTCACAGTTATAGCAAATTTAAAGTAACACTGAGAGATGGCACTGTAATCCAACCCCGCAAACCGGAGGTTGATGGATGCGTGGTTGAAGAAACCACTGCATCGCGGCAGCTTCAGTAAGAACAAGCTAC